CGGCGAACAGACACCGGGCCAGGGCCACGCCCTCGGCCTGGCTGGCCCCGATGGCTCGCCTGGGGTTGGCACCGAAGTAAGCGTGGGCCCGCTGGTTCTCGTCCTTGTTGATCCGCTCCAGCCACTCGACGATGTCCGGAATCTCGGGCAGCGGGGCCCAGCGCCGTCCGGCGGCCGGGGGCAGCGGGCGGAACTCGATGATGTCCTCGGGCTCGAAGATGGCCCCGAGAAAATCAATGCACTGCGATAGGGCGTCCATGCCGATCCGGCTCCTTCCAACTGGTTTGGTTTTCCTCTGGCGTCACAAGCCGCAGCGTCGCGTTGGCTTGGTGAAACAGCACCCACGCCTTAGCAAACTCCTCATCTGCAAGCAGGCTGCCGCCCATCGGGTCATTCAATGTGGCAACTCGCTCTAGACTCACGCCTCTGTCCGCCAGAAACCGGTCTCGCAACTCGGCATATGTCACCGGGTAGTGGTCCACTTGGCACCGGTCCCAAGTCAAAGCAGTCCCACTCGCGTCACTGACCACGCTGCCATGCAGAAACCTGAGCTTTTTGTAGGCCACGATGTCCTTGTGAACTGCCCGGCGCATCGCTTCGTTGGCCCACGAGCGGACGCTGAAGCCCTGGCAGCATTTGACCCAACTGAAGTCCAGTTCCATCCCGCCGGCATAGGCAACAAACGTATGGTTCTTAATGGCATGGCGGATCAGTCCTGCTGCCGATTCGTGCCTTACCCGAACTCCAATCACTTGATCCTCCAGACCAGGCAGAATCTTTTCCCAAGGCGAGTGGTGCATCTGCCTCAGCATGTTCAGCATGAACCCGCTGGCAGGCATGAGCTCGCCGTCGCTGCAGCCTGCGACCAGCTCGCGGCAATGCCGCTCTAACGCGGCCTTGCTAGAGAATCTGACGCCAGAGACTGTGAGAGATGCCATTCCGTTGGCCTCCTTGCTATTCCGCCCCGCCGCGTCGAAGCGGCGTCGTGCCTATCACGGGGGCGGCGTCGATCAGTCCTTCAGAAACACAGCTTGGCTGCCATTGCTGTCACAGAGCGTGCAGGTGAACGACGTGTCTTCAGATCCGAACACCTCGTCGAGCACGTCCTGTTCGACCGTAAACCGCACATTGGCGTGATTCGAAGATTTGCCACTCGCAGCCGTGAGCTTCATCCCGCCTTGCTTCGGGCCACCAACACGTTCGACGATCCACTTCTGTCCGTCGTCTTCAGGCCTGAGGACCACGTAATCGCCGTAGATCCACCGGAGACGACGCATAACGTCGCCATGAAGTCGGATCGACAGGCACTCGCGGCCTTCCCTTTCGTTTACACGTGAGACAAGCAGGTCACTGTTGGCATGAATTCCGCCGTGCCCACCAGGCTTACGACGGCCGAACACGATTCCTGTAATCATTTCCGTTTCCTTTCGCTCTCGTCGTTTCCACCGCCGGCCCACGCGGGCCTCGAGCGGCCAACCATCCAGCACCCGCCAGCGGACTTGCACCGCTGCCGCCCGGGTTATGAGCCCAGGCTCACACTGTGTGCGGGAAACCAGCCGCCACGGCGAAGGATGGACCGTGGCGACGGGCAGTGAATCGACTAGAACGGGATGTCGTCCGCCGGCCCCGCTGCCGCCACCTTCTGCGGCTTGGGCTTGATCGCCGGCTTCGGGGTCGCGGCCGCGACGGCGGAGGCCGGCACGTACCGCTTCACAACTGCCGAGACCTTGCCGGCCTTCGACGTGTAGTGGCTGATCTCCACGTTCACGACCTGGCCGACCAGCTCGTCGGGCTGAAGGCTTAGCCGGCCACTCGCTGCCAGGATCCCCACCGCCTCGGCCAGCTGCTTGGCCCGCCAGCCCAGGTGCTTGGGGATGTCGTCGAACACGAACTTGTACTGGCCATCGACGGTCGCCAGACGCAGCTTGATGCACTGCCCGTCCGGGTTCTCGTCCGATGTCTTGTACTGATTCGGGCCCTCTTCACAGTGCTTGACCGTCATCCGGTGAATGCCAGCAGGCACGATGTCCCGCTCGACCATCACCGGCTGCGTCTGCTCGTCTTCGATCACGAAATCCATTTCGGTCCCGTCCTTTCTGTTTACGAAACTGCTTCCACTTCCGTACCGATCTCCTCCACCCTGGCGAGGATGTCCTTCACCAGTTGGTCCGCTGTGGCTTGGTGGAACTTGCCCTCACGGACACGCTCCGAAACAAGCCGCCTGATCTGCTCGAGCTTCTCGACGGTCTCGGCCGCCACGATGGCGTCCTTGGCCTTCCGCACTAGGTCGGCGTCCTCGGCCGCCGGAGGCGCGTCGGACAGCCAGGCAGCCAGGGCCTTGCCAAACTCTTCGTCGGGCCGGTCGATAGTCTTGTCTTGGAACCGGCCCGAGCGGTCCTTGATGACGTGGACGATGTGTTCCGGGCTAATCTCAAACAGCACGTCGAACTCGTACTCAATCCCCTTGCCCTGCTCAGGGGCCAGCCCCACCCGCACCGGCCGGCTCTTGCCGCTGGAGTCGCTGGCCGTCTGCCACTCGGTCTTGGACCGCATGGTGGCAATCACGTGCCCGGGGAAGTCGAGGATGGCATCGACCAGCCTCCGCTGCTTCGGGGTGCCCTCGCTCCACGCGCTCCAGGTGTTGCCCCGAAACTTGGCGTTGGCCAGCCGGTCGATCTCGGCCAGCAGCTCGGCCCACGCATGGGACAGACTGTCGATCACCAGCACGTCGTAGCCGTGGGCCGACTTGATTGTTTCGACGTAGGCGTCGATGGTCTTGTCGGCCGGCTCTGCCACGTCGAAAGAAAACAGGTCGGCGTACTTGGCCGCACTGCCTCGCTCGGTGTCGATCACCGCGATCTTGCCGCCCAGGCCCGTGGCAATCCGCAGGCTGGAGAACGTCTTGCCAGCTCCGCTAGGGCCGAAGATGGCCGCCCGGAGTTTTGCTTGGGACTTGGTCGCTTTCTTGAACACGCTCATGTCTGCACCCTTCTGTTGCTGTTGTGAAAAGCCGCGTCCCCGTCCATAGGTCGGCGGCACAGTTCCGTCCTTGGCCACCAGGCTCCGCCTGGCCTCCTAATCAAAAGTCCTGGACATGCCGCCCTCTGGCACAGGCATGCGTATGCGTCGGCTCGACTCAATCACGGCCCGGTTGGCGGATTCCCGCTGCCGGGCCGCCACGACCATCATGTGGCCGCAGATTGCCTCAATCTGTGCGGCGGCCGCCGACAGGGCGTCTGCCTTAATCGGAGTCCAGCAGTCTTCCGCCGGCACGTAATGGCCGTACAGATCCACCATCACCTTGCCGTCTACCTCGAGGCGGTCGCCTTCCTGTAGGTACACGCTGACGTAGTCAGGGGCGTGTGCTTGGCCGAGTAGCAGCTGGGCGCGGTACATCTTCATGCGACCACCTCCCGCCGGCCCGTGAACTCCAGCTCGTGCGGGTAATAGGCCAGCGTCTCGCCGTCCATCTCGACTAGGCAGTACGTGCCGTTCGTAGCCCGCACAATCCCTAACCGGCGGCCACCGATGTAGGGAGGCTCACCGATCACGACATCACCCGGCGAAGGTCTCCAAACCGTGCCGTAGGTTTCAGCCATCCCCGCGATGGCGGCCGCCGCTTCCCTTGCATGTGCGTCCATTGCATTGTTCCTTGATGGGTTATTCGCAGCAGCCAGCGGCAACGATCCGCATGACCAGCACGAGCAACTGAATCCAAAACTCAACGTTCATCCTTCGTCCTCCTTGACGATGGTGGCGGAGCATAAATCCCCGATGGGAGATTTGTCAACACCACTGTTTTCGGGTTCTCAAACGTGGGACTTTAGGCCGACTTGCGGCCGGCTGGCCGCCGGCCACAGAGCTTGCCAGCCTTGCGGAGCTGGGCCTTCTCAGCTGCCAGCCGCTCGATCTCGTCGGCATCGACCAGCAGGACTCGCTCCGAGACCTTCTTCGACCAGATTTCCTTCCGGTCGGCCATGGTGCGGATGTGTCGCTGGCTGCAGCCGTATCGGTCGGCGGCCTCGGCAGTGCCGCAGAGGTTTCGCTTCGGCGGGAGTTGGACAGCCACGGTCATGGACTCCGATGGTAGCGATCCTGGCAATCGTGCCAAGCGTGCTGCCATCGCCCGTGCCGCCCCTTCAAATCGTTCCACCCGTAAAATACAGGTAGAACTTTTATGGAGGATAGTCCACTCATCACCCTGACACCGTTGGTCATGGTTCCTGAGTGACCCGCAAGGATGTGCCACATTTGGGTGGCGGAGTGCCACCAAACGGAGGGTACACCAATGCTACTGAACACCTTTTTTGAGGATACCTACGCGCCGCTCCGCCAACTAGCCCCCAAGGCGATCTATCAGTACCGGCTGACACTCAAGCGGTTTGAGGAGTTTCTGGGGCACCGGCCCGAGATGGCCGACCTGACTGACGTCCAGGTGCAGCGGTTTGCCCAAGCCCGGAAACTGTCCACCTCGGCCAGCACCGGCAAAAAGGACCGGACCCACCTTCAGGCTCTTGCCAACCTGGCCGCCAGAAAACGGCTCCTGCCCGAGTTCCTCGCCCTGCCGCCCATGCGGGCTCCAGGCCGGCTCCCTCGGGCATACACGGCCACCGAGGTAGCCACGCTCATCCGGGCGGCCAGGGCCCTTCCAGGCTGCGTGGGGAGCGTCAGGCGGGGCATGTGGTGGGCCAGCCTGCTGCGAAGCCTGTGGGAGACCGGCGAGCGGATCGGGGCCCACCGCGAGCTCAGGTGGGGCGACGTGGACCTCGAGGGCTGCTGGGTCACATTTCCCGCCGAGGCACGCAAGGGGCACGTCCGGGACATCCGCAGGCGGATCTCCCCCGAGCTCGCCGCGTGGCTTGCCACCTTCGCCGGCAGCGAGCGAGCACTGGTCTGGGCCTGGCCCGGCTCAGAGACAGCAATCTGGAACACCTTCAGCCGGCTGTGTAAACGTCTGGGCATCACGGCCCGCGGCTTCCACGGGTTCCGCAAGGCATCAGCCACCTACGTGGCGGCGGCCGGCGGCGATGCCACGGCGCACCTCGACCACTCCGACCCGAGGCTGGCCAAGCGGCACTACCTCGACGAGAGCATCATGCCGGGGCAGTCCGCCCTGGACTTCCTGCCGCCGCTCGACCTGGGCGGGCCAGCGAAGTGACAGGTGTTCAGTTTTCCGGCAGTTCCCGCCGGACGTATGGTTTTGTTGCCCGGAAGGAGGGTGTGATGGCAAAAAGAAAAAGTGGCTGTGGCAAGTTCGTGCTGATTGCCTTCGGGC